CATCATTGTCGTTGTCGTAGACCAGATTCCAAATCCGGCCCAATAACCACGTTTTCATTTGATTCCTTGTTTTTTGCGAGCTTCACGATATGCTTCTGGACCTTGTTTTGCTGCATCAGCGAGTGTCTGATCTTTTGAACTGCCGGTGCCACGATTCCGGCTGCCCAAACCACCAGACCCATCACCTTTAAATAAATTCTGATGCTCCTCTATTTCACGCATACGTTTCACAGCATCCCTCACGGAGAGGTCAAGGGTAACTTTCTTACCCTTGTCATCAACATCTTGGAACTTAACCATTACAGTATATTCACCATTTGGCTTACCATCCTCATCCGTCCCTTCCATAAGACGGGCATTAGGTTTCAAAATGGCTACAATTTGTGAAGGAACAAAAGCCTGATGCTCAACAGCAGCATCAGTAATTGCACGATTAATTGTGGAATCAGTATACCGGCTCTTCCATCCTTCACTTAAGGATTTTAGAGCAGTATTCTCATCTTCATACTTTTTCTTCAATTTATCCATTTCACGTTTTGCAAGTTCTTCCTTTGTTCCAATAGTGGATTGTAAATCAGCAATACGTTGTTCAAGTTCTGAACGTTCTTGATCAGTCAAATTACTCTTTGCTTTAAGAGCATTTAACTCATCAATAAGTTTCTGAGATTTTACTTGCTCATTCCGCCGTTCTTGTGCCAACAGTGTATTGAGTTGTTCCTGTGTAAAAGTCTTAGGAGGCGGAGGTGGAGGAGGCGAAGAAGGAGTTGCCGGTGGAGGGGGAGTAATAACAGTCCCGCCATCACTATACACTGTTTTCCAGACTTTATTCATTTTCTTTTCCTTAGATCCTATGCATCTCAATCTCTCGATTATCACGAAGATATGGAATCAAATATCTCCATGCCGTAACACTTGGCACACCCGCAAGGGTATGAATCGGGGGACTGCGATGATCATAGTTGTTTTGGACTGGTCCATACCGATGGACAGTCATGTTTAGATTCTCAAACTCTATTTCAGGATCAACACCGTCTAATAACGCTAATGCGATTTCAGCAGTTGCATATTTAACATCATCAGGGATTTCTGTATCACCACCTCTAGGAAATTCGTTTTCTTGTTCATCATTAGTCTTTGAACCATTATAATTTAGACGATCAATGATTTGTGTTGCTTGTTCTAATGCCTTTTGCTTATTCTTACTAGAAGCATCATCCCAAGGATTAGTACCTAATCTTTTATCGAAATATTGATTTGCTTCTGTAATTGTAAGATAGGCAGACATTTATTGTGCCTTCCCACGAACAGATTTCTTACCAGTTTTATTCAAGTCTGGATTTTGTGATAATTGTTTTTCTTTAATACTTGCATTAGGGTCAACACTTAAATCTTTAATGCCACGTGATGCCGCATCACTTTGAGCCATTGCTATTCTTGCTAATCGGTCTGCATGGTCAACTTTAGCTTTCGCTGCTTCATCATCAGGATATAGTCTAGCTTTACTAGCAGTCTGATTACTAAGTAGACCAGCTTCAACATCACCCCTAATAACTTCCGGGTCAATGTTAACAACTTGTGCATTTTCAATTTCCCTCTGTATCTTTAACCGATCAGCATTTGATACTTGTGTCCCGACTAATAATCGAGTAGCTTGAATTGCTAGAACTTTTTGTGCTGAAAGAGATGGAATTTTAGAAAGTTCTGTCAGTTTTTCCTTAGCTTCTGCTTGGCGTTCAGAATCAGATTTTAGACTATACTGTTGCGGGTACTCAACAGTGATTTCTTTGCCTTTATAACCTTCATATTCTGACCAAATATTAGCAATCTTGCGTTCACCGGCTTCAAGTTCAAAAGCAATAACTGCAAGACCTGCTTCTTTGCCACGCTCGTCAACATCTTTACTTTCAGCACTAGCTCTACGTGGTGCTAAATTTGATAATGAAAGATTTAATAATTGTCGAATTTCTTCTTTCATTATATCCTGTTTTTCCATACTGGCCTTTAAAGGCTCAGAAGAAGGATTAATGAATCCTGGACGCTCTGTATTAATAGGATATGCACGTCCACGCATGACACCTACATTAATTCTAAGATTCCCAGCTTTATTTGATGTTGCCGCAGTTCCACTATCCGAGACTACTGTAGATTGCTCTCTAGTCGGTTCACCCTTTTTCACCATTCCTGCTAGATTGGCTCTTGGATCAAATTGTTCAGTATAGAAGGGAAAGTTTGCATTAAGAATATAACTAATATCCGAAGAACCCATATTAGTTAAAGCGATTTGATAATCAGCAATATCAATTAACAAACTTTGACTAATTTCAAAAATTACAAATGGAATCTGATTTAAATGTAACAAAACTGTTTTATCTTTTGATTTACCATTCTCATTATAAAATGATACCTGAATACCATCATCCATTAATTGTAATAGTCTATAACCTTTTTCTATACCTGTGGCTAATCCTGTAGCATCATCATAAGTAAAATTATTATCTCGTAATAAGACACTTGTTAAATTTTCATAATCATCATAAGCCCAAGAACGAATATCCTCAATACCATATGTATATAAATAAGGTCGTTTTGATTTTGCATCCTTCATGGTGATTAAATCACCAATTTGATGCTTATCCACAAAAACCCCAACCCGGCGCATTGCCAGCAAGTCTGGTAGAATCTTTGTAGCAATATAACTATTCATTGTGCTATTACGATTATCTACACCACCACTTTGACCTAAAACTGCTTTCTTATAACTATCCGGTCCATTTGTTCTTAGAATTTCAGACATTCGATTATAAATTGCATTTTTAATGTCTATAATAGCAGACTTTGAGTGTGCTGCCACCGGTGTCATATTCTTGCGATTATTGAAATCTGTTAAATTTTCTCTGGTAGAAAATTGTTTTAAATATGTATCTAAGAATCGTTGACCACCCTCCATTACCAGACGATATTTATTCCATAAATATTCTTCACTACTATATTCTGGATGTTTTATGCTTGTAATATCTAACATTAGTATTGCTCCGTAATATTATGACATTGAACAAGATCTAGACCAAGCGGTAATGCAATTTCTGCATAATTATGTGCATGAGCAAAATGATCATTTTCATTATCAGCTTTCACATACTTACCAAATGGATTTCCATCTTTGTCTTTTTCATATACACGAATTAATGCTTTGATATGGTTTCGATATTCTTGACTTAAATCTTTAGGTAAAAAGCAACGGCCACCAATAATCCGACCTAAAGATAAATCTAACCAACTTGTACGATCCACTGAAATTGCATTAGTATTTTCATGTATTGAAATAACTTTTTTCAAACTATTAGAAGTATAATAACAAATTTTCACTTTACCATAGAATCTGTTTGCAAATTCTGATGCCTTACGGACTTCCGGTTGTGCATCAATAACTGCATAGGCAACATTATACATATGCATATACTTATCAAGTTCATCAAAATCTAATATTTTAGTTTCCATGATAATGCGTGATTTTGCCATCAAGTTAATATCAAAAGTTAACATATTTTCATCAAAGAACCATTGGTCAATTTCGAGATGAATCCATTTACCAATATCAATACCCATTGTAATATAGGATTCTTTTGGAGCACCATCAAGTTTCACAAATGGACTAAGTCCAATACATTTTTGAATATGTTTTTCTTCAACCCGCGCCCCATCTATAACATGTGTTTTACCTAACTTTGAGTTCCAAAATTCCTGTTCTTCTTCGGCACTTAATTCCATCTTCAATGCAGCTTTTGCAATCTCACCTGGTCTACCAGCAGGTACTGTTGCATAAAGTTGATTGATAGTAAATCCTCTACTAGCACGAGTAGGATAAAGACCAACCCATTTGCCTGTAGCTAAAAAGTTTTCTTTATCCTCATGCTTCAAGATTCCTTTACATTCAGTACAAATATAATAAGATTCTTCAATCATTGGATCAAAAATATCTTTACCCTTAATAACTAGACTGTCGGGATAAGTTAATAAAATATATTTACCACAGTGTGGGCATCTAAAATGATATTCTTCTTCCGTTGTTTGATGAAAATATTTATCAATACCACAATTATCAATGGTTGGTGTTGAAAGCATTATAACTTGGCGATATAATTGACCACTAGTACGCTCAAGTGCCAATGGAATATTATCTTGATCCATCTCATCTACTTCATCAAAAATCATCAAACCTACTGGTACAGATTTTAATTGACTACGGCTCTTACTTCCTCTTAAATAGAGATTAGCTGCACCTGCCCGCTTATGATATACATTTTTCACATCAGTGAATAAGTTATTTAGATGATCTGACATCTCTAAGGCGGGATCAAATCGCGAACTACTAAAGTCACTAGCATCTGGCTTACTTGCTGGTAATACATACATTACTGAAATAGCATCAATATCAATAGCTTTAAGTGCCATATTCAGGGCAGTCTCGGTTAGACCAAGCTGGGCACCTTTTTTATTCACAATAAATTCTGCTTTGCAATCATGGATTTCACGTAACCACGGATGATGTTTAAAAGTCCAAGGCCCCGGAAACGGCTGACCCATGATTCTATAGCGTTCCGCCCATTGACTGGGTGTACTAATGGACTGCCGCTTGAGTCCTGCCACAATACGGCTTGCCATTACATTTATTAACGCTTGATTCATTCGCATCCAATAGTATGTATGACAACACGTGTATTAGGATCAATCGCCTTTGCTAGACTTAACATAGTAAGACTTGTAATTGGCAATAATACACTTTTATTGGGTTCAAGCCAACCGAGACAGGCACCATTTGAACCAAACATTATATCTTCTGTATTATTTTTATCTGCCTGTAAGGCAACTGCAGTACAGTTGCGGATTGACAGTGGACAAAGATCCGATAATCGCCGCTCTGATTCAGCAAAATCTAAAACTACAGAAATTGTTCTCATGTTGCCTCCTGATCAGGTTTCTTTACTGTAGCCGCTACGATGCGGTCTGCAATTTTATTGATTATGACTTCATAACCCGGTATACTTTTTAATTCCTCATTAAGAATATCAATAACTATATTAGCGAATTGTAATACAGCTTGCTTATCTAATACTTGACCAGTAAGACTTTCCAATCTATGGCAACTTGATACCACTTTTTCAATTTTCAGAACCAAGTCTGAAATTGGACCTGACTGTAAAATCAGGTCAGTGGAATCATTGATTTTCATTAATCGTTCTTCCATCAAAAGCCGTAAAACTGCAACTTCATCACGTAAGCTCTTAACATGATTACTTGTTCCTAATTCTTGTAAACGTTGTCCCCATTTATATAGTCTATAATTATATAATTGTTTCTTCTCTTTACTTTCTGCTTGACTATTACCACCATGAACCGGACAATGATCTGTACCGGGTACTGCCTCATTGAGACATTGCCCCTGCGTTGCAATCACCGCTTGACAACGATTAGGTGCTGCTGGATCTTTTACTCTTGTGATTTTGTAATCTGTATGTGCCATAATGACCCTGATTCCGGAATCCTGTCTGATTTTGGAATCTTATATATTCTCTTAGCCTATATTACTACGCTTGGATGGTTTTGAACAGTTGAAGATTTAGAAAATTTTTCAACCGGATTCCGGAATCATGATTCTTTATTACTTTAATAAATACAAGAATCCTGTATCCTGTATCCAAGAATCCTGTATCCAAGAATCCTGAATCCAAGAATCCTGAATCCAAGAATCCTG